CTGCAACCTCAATGCGGAAAGCCCGCAGAGGCGAGTTTTGCAGCAATTCCAAGGCCTGCGGAATCATCTGTTGATCCGCCTGGCTCATTTGAGCCGCGCCCGCATATTCAAGGATAGTCTGCGATTGAAACTTGGTGCAAATGATTTGCGCTTTCATACGCAGAAGTTCGCTTGCAAACATGGCAACGCCGTCTTGCATGGCGCGTAGGCGCAAACCCGCGTACTGGCCTTTGATCTGTTGGGCCGTTGCAGTTTCGGACGCTGCCGTTTGTCCCCGGATAATATCGGAAATACCCGTGATTTCGTAGATTTGACCTTTGATCTGAGATTGCGCTTGGTAACACTGGATAAGCACCGCAGCCAGCGTATCAATTGGCAATAGGTCAATAGCGCCCTTAAGCCCGCCTTTTTCGCTAAACGCCATCCATTTATCTACAGGGATAAGCGTATTGTTGTCGCCCTCGGTCAAAAGACGTTGTAGGGCAGGTTGGCTAGCATCGTACACGCCACGGACGCGCAGGGCCTTTACAAGGCCGTCAATGCGATCCGTAAGAATGTCCAATTCATTGGCTTGGTCTTGATAAAGCACAAAGTCAGGAACGGGAATTAGCGTATCGCTAGTGGTCGTGGCGAATAGGGGTTTTGGGCACGGAAAGAAGTTTTCCAAACCCAATGGATCATCACGTTCGTCAATAACGTCTGCATAGTTTTCCGAAAGCCAATAGACCTTTTGCGTTTCTTTATCCCAAAGTTCGCAAATCTTGGCGCGGTCATTAGTCTTGCTGGCCTGACCCATTTTGGTCAAGGTTTCGGGCGAAGTATCAAACGGTATCTTTTTGGCAACATCTTCGCCAAAGCGTTCGGTCAATGCGTCCTTGGTCATATAAACCCAACGCCATACGCAAGTTACTTCTTCCCAGGTCCTTGCTGGCGAGTGTCCAAAATCCTTCCAATGAACGTAATCGGCAGGAGAACACTCGTATTCAATTTCTTCTGGAACGTCCGTTGGTTCTTCAGTTGTTGCCGTAAGGTCTTGTGGGTAAAGGGCCGCTTCATTAGCGCCCTCGGCTGATTCGCCTTGTTCAATGTCTTCGGTAATTTGATAACCGTCTTCAGGAACGTCTTGCTTGCGAATATGCGGCTCATAACGCACCCAAGCCGTACCACGCCCGCCAAGGAACCGATCCTCAACCGCGTTCTTCATAGATGAACGGAAATCGGAATAATGCTCAATTTCGTAATCAAGCGCCCGCTCGACTAACAATGCCGCAACCCGGCCTACAGGGTCATTGTCGCTAAAGCGCCTGGATACTGACGCCTTGGGCATACGGGCATAAACCGCAGGAACCAGCGTTTGCACGTTGGACCAAAGGATATTGAATTTGGCCGTTTCATTGCCGGATGCGCCGCGTGTATCATCACGATAGCGCCGGATGATCTTTACGACCCGCCCATCCCATTTCTTAAAATCATTATCGTAGGTATGAATGATGCCAAGATATTTTTGCAAAGTAGAGGTTGGGGGAAGCATTTAACTTTTCCTTTAGGCCCAAACACGCCAAGGGGTTACAGGAGACGTTTGCATGGCCACCAGAGCCTCTGGGGCCTCGTCTGCATACGCAAGGCGCAGGTTTACAAAATAGCCGTCCTCGGCGTTGTCAGAAGGCGACGCGCCCACCCTGTCGATTAAGGTGGTTGCGTCTACCGGATAAAGTTCACCATCAAGGTCGGTAAACAATTCCGACGCCAGCAATGCAGCATCCATGTCGGCCTTAGTAACGGCTTTTAGATAAAGGTCGATCATGCTGTTAATGCCTGTAACGATGAATTAGGAAGCCGTGAGTTAAAGTAAGAAATGGCTTTAATATGGTTGGATGTATAATTAACCGTTGCCAAACGATCATCCGTACCAATGTTTAGTTGGGTAAGGCCAACAGGAACAGCGCCAACTGTGTCAGTAGCTACCGTTCCGCCATTCCGCGAAGCTGCAAAATCATCAACGGTATAAGCCGTTGCAATTTTGTTTGTTGTTCCAACTGCGCCGATAGCGCCTAATACTAATGTAGCAATTGCCGATCCGCCAGAATAATAAACCGTTCTCATAGTTGCAGAACCTGCGTCATTATCAATATGAGCAGAATTTTGTGTAATTGTGCCATTAGACGCAGACACATAAGTAGCATCACTATTGGCAGAAGCATCAAACGTGACCGCAAGCGTTCCGGCAGTTTGATTATACCAGTTGGTGAAGTTATTACCGACCATAGTGGCAACGTCAGCCGAGCGGGTGGCGGATGCGGCTGCCGTTGGGATAACGCTGGTGGCGAACGCGCCCTGTTCAAACTGCGACAGGCCGATGCGAAGGGTTACGTCAATTGTAGCGCCTGTACTAGCTGTAAGAGCTAGGCGCGGAGAAGCGCCTGTAGTGGTTACGAGCGCAAACGTGCGGGTTACAGAAAAACGCTGACGGATCAATGGCGCATTAGTAACGCTGGCTATCGAAGTACTTGCGTTGTCGATGAAGCCCGGAGAGCCGTAAATTATAATAACAGGAGTTAATATACCAGTAAGCGAACCGGCTATTAAACGTCCATAAGAACTTAAAGTCCATGTTTGGTTTTGTGCGACAGCGGTATCGATGTCTAAGGCGACATCCGCATATTGGTTGCCTCCTGCCGTGTTGGTTCCAGAAAAACGAATATCAACGTAACTAATGCCGTCCTCTACGCCGCTACCCGCAACAGAAATAGAAATGCCATTAACAGGCGAACCGTTACCTGCGCGCGCCCAGTTCGTAGGCATAGTCCCCGGCGTACCTGCTACAGCGCCCACACCCGTGCTGTTGCGGATGCTGTTCGTCCGCGCTTCCTCGATCAGCAAGCCTAGTGGCGCAAGGGTTGCTGGATCATAATCAAACCGTGGGCCGTAATAGGCCGTGGAAGTCAGGGCTGCGGCTGGGTTATAGACATACGGGTCCACTGACGCGCTATCTGACAATTGAGCGCCCCAGATATATGCGCCGGATGTACCATCTCCTGTATAAGAGCTAGCGGCTGTTGTCAGCGATGTAGCCATGCGGATTTGAGAATTAGACCCAACCGTTATTGTTGCCGTTGCTGTAATAGAGCAACGATACCAGCCATTGCCTACAGCGGTAATTGAAGATGTGGCTGTGGCGCTTACAACTGTAGTACTATTTATTAAATCAAACCCGGCAACTAAGTTTACACCAAACGATATGTTGGTATATATAAGTTGCACATATTGTCTTTCAGCAGCTTTTGCATATACGCTAAAAGTATACGAAGTACCTGAATTGTATACGTAGTTTTGAGATATATAGTGACCAGAAGTGGTGGTATCTTCAATTATTTTGTCAGCATTTAAATAACCGTTTGGATCGGCTATTGCGTTTGCAGTTACAGTGCTGTTTGTTTTTGTCCAAGCCGCATTGTCAAATTCTTCGGTAAACCCAAACAGGTTTTTAGGCGTGGTGCTGTTGTAGGCGCGGGGGGCGGTTTCGTATGTGACGGCTTCCATTTGAGCGCCCCACATATAGTACGTTCCGGCTTCGGCCCCACCGCCACTATCTACTTGAATGCTTACTGATGTTGCCCCTACCGGACAAACTCTAACTAATGAAAATCTTTGCCATTCAGTAGTAACAGAACAAAGAATGCTAGCAATAACAGAAGTATTGGTATTTGACAAAAGCCTAAGTATCTTAGGTGTATCTGTTTTTAACCAAACTGAAATAGAATAGTTTACGCCTACTATTGCGCCTGTAGGAGTTTGGCGAATTAGTGACGATGTTGATGGAAACGTAACAGCGTCCGCCGTTGTTGTTCCGTCTGGCGCAACTATTACATTTGAAGAAACGGTTGGAATATTAGCTCCACCTAGTATCCAACTGGTGCTGCCAAAGCTTTCGCTATTAAGCAGCATATTGCTGGGCGCATAAGTGAGCTGGCCCGTGCTGTCGATCATCGTGGCGTTGGTGCCGCGTGAAAAAGTGATACCTGGGGACCCGCCAAACGCTGCAAAGCCCGTACCGTTTAAAAGGTACGATTGATTGGAAAAATCCAATAGCAAGGATGGAGTACCGCCCAAGCTATTACGACCAGTTGAAGTGCCCCAGGTAGGTATCATGGTTTATGCCGACCAAAAAACGGTACAATCAACAATACCGCTGATCGTTACAACAAGAGAAGTCGTAAAGCGAGCAGGGATTGGATAAAACGTGCCAGCAATAGGCGTAAAAGTGTTTACAATGGTACCAGCACCATCAGACACCTTAATAGTTGGCGTAATCGATGCAGACGCAACAAACACACCAAGAATTGCGCCCGGACCCGTAAACACGGTCGTGGTAGCCGTAATATTCTTGTAATTCTGACTTTCGGAAACTGGCGTCATATTCTTGATCTCCTAACACGTTTATGGGAAGCCCACATGTCGTTCAATGTAGCAGTATTTCCCGGACCTACAATAAGCGGCCTTTCAGAGGGCGCGGTACGCACCGTAGGCTCATCACGCCATGCAATAGCCAACATTCTAAAGGCATCTGCCGGGTGCGAACACCAATTATGCTTAGGCGTTGCCCTAAATGCCTTTTTATCTTCGTCATATTCACGCTCGTACTGGCGAAGGGCCTCAATACCCTCCATGCACTTGCGTTCATCAAACCAGCAACGTGATAACATTTGTCGAACGGCTTGGATACCGTCTTGAACCGACAAATCAGGCACAATTCGCAGGTTTTGTACCCCTAAATACTCACCAAGTTGCTCAATTATCGATTTACCCTGTGCCGCAAGCGTTTTAGCCCGCGCATCATGGGGCAAATAATGCGTTCCGTAATGGTAGGGCTTTTGCGTGATGACCTTAGCCAGCTCTTGTATGCTAGCACCAGACACAGCATGATAATCAATAATATGAATTTCGCCAGAAATAACCTGATACCACCAAATTGCTGTGTCATCGCGGTACCCCAGGTCCCATGCCGTATGCGTCGGTAGGCTAGGATCGTATGCAACCTCGGTAACGCGCTTTTCTTCGGTCGCGATACGCATTTCGATACCATAAAACGCACCAAGGATGGCCGCTTCGAAGCTGCACTCGTATTCCTGCATATATTGGTCTTCGGAAATCTGGGCCTTAACAGCATTTATTTCGCTCATTGGCAAAATATTGCTTTCCGTAGCCGTCAACCTCAAACAGAACCATTCTTCAGGGTTCATTCTGGCGGTTTGGAAAATATCCCAAAACTGGTTCTTGCCTTTTGGCGTACCTCCAAAGACCGCCCAGCCCTGTTTGTCCGACAATGTCGGGCGAATGACGGAACCCCATACGGAGGGCCGGAAGTCCCCGTACTCGTCCATATAAATGCC